ACCTTGTCTCATGTGTTCCTGCATGAGGCGGTTGGCTTCGGTGATGTCTTTGGCACAAACGAGGTTGTAGTACTTCGTTTCCTTTTCATTGCCGTTGTCGTCGATGAATATGTCTATCAACGTGGCTTTGTAGAAGGGCTTGTCTTCTTCCTTTTCGTTGACTCTCTCGATGACTTTCGAGCGGGTGATAGAGAATAATCGCAATTTCCGTTGTATTGTTCCAGTCCTTTGGCTTCGGCCTCTGCAAATAGTTCTACATCGGTGATGAAGTGTTCGACGACTTCTTTCATCTCTCCTTTGCTGTTCTCTTTTTCTACTTTCAGTTTGATTTCGTAAAACATAATGATTCGTGGTTAATCTATTATTGATTTTAGCCTAATGATTCCGATACTATCGCTATACCGATTTTTAACGACCAAAGATTTATTGCCTTCCGAAAGCTGCATATATGCGTCCTCAAAATTGAATAGTGCTTTCTCAATCTTGGAGAGGAGCGAAGGTTCTATCCGTAACTTTGTGATTCCCTCTGTACTCTCTTTTAGATGTTCTGAAATCGTTTTCTCAATTTCAGGATATTTATATCCATCAGCAAACGGGTATATAACTTTTTGATTGTCATACAATATACATTCAAACCCCATGTCTGTAACTTGTACCATATCGTAAGAGAGGATAGACTTGTAGGCTTTTGAGCCTATAAACTTACCATCGAGCTTTTCTATTTCTTCATCGGTGAATGTGGAGCATTCGGATAGCTTGTTTTTTACCAAGATATGTGTGTCGCTTGCATAAGCGTAACCGTCTTTAAAATAGATATATGAAAATACAGGTCTGAAATAGTCGTTTCTGCTGCATGCCAAGTCCATTCTTAGGACTCTGTTGAAATTGTGTCTAGTCTTCATCGCTTTTATTTTTTATCGGTTAAAACTTCTTTTAACTTGGGATTCCATGCCACATTCATGCGGACATGCCAGTCGCTGTCCTTTGCCAGTTCTGCGAGTGCCTCGGCGGGCGTGTTGGGATTACCTGCTGCAGTAATGCGTACTTCAATGTCGCTACTTAAAATCTCGTTTTTAGTCATTGTATTTCTTATTTATTTGTCTGACTTTATTTCTCATCAATCTTGCCAGCTCTTTATGCCGGTAGTCGTCCGATTGTTCGAGAGCTTTTGCCGCTCTCGATAGTAAGCTGGTGATAGATGTTAGCTCTTGGGGAGTCATGGTTAAAAGGGTAAATCATCTACTTCTTGATTCCGGGAATTGTCTTCCTGCGGTTTTGGCTTGATAGGTTTTAAATCGCCGATAAGATAATTCGTACCGTCTTTCCGTTCTTCCGGCTTGGGTGCACAGCTTATCGTGTGAGTATGTCCCCATTCAGATGCTAACTTTCGCTCCCATACCGTTATGTTCAAGTACTTCTTTCCGTTCTTACCTTCCTTGATTACCTCTTTGGGTATGTCGGAGAGGCAAATGCTTCCGTAGTAATTCATATTCTTATTATTTTATGTGATAGTCTTTTATTCGCTGGAATATTTCTCCACGACTCTTAATTTGATCTATAACCGTGTCGTCTCTGGGAATAGTTACCCGTGTGATTTCATTGTCTTTGATTTCACGGTTCCAATTTTTTTCGTCGTTGTATTCGAAAACACATAGGAATGCGAGGGTGGCTTGGTCGAGGCCTGAACAATAGAGTTGTTCTTGAACTTGGTTGTAATAATGTTTCTTGTATTTCCTGATATAGGCGAGTTTTTCGGAGTCGCTTTCCAACGGGACGATTTTATCGAAATATTCATCGAACGAGACCGTCTTCAACTCAATGAATGTCTTTAACTTCCCATCGTCTATCTCGGCAAAATCAAGAGAGGCTTTGAAAACGTCCATCTCAATACTCTGTACCTTGTATTGGCTGACATAGCAAAACGGAAGTGTCTTGCCGTACACGTCTTCGAGAATAGCACCGGTGCGCAACGCATCTATGGGACTTGCCAATGCGTTGTAGTGGGGCTTTTCACCGCTTACGAAACGCTGTAACAGTTTGGCATAGGTGGACGAGTGTATGTCCGACAATAACGCCGTGATGTCGCCGCTTCCGATATACATCGTGTCTGTTATCATATCGTTCCTTTCTTTTTCGCACTGGTGTACAAGGTGTCTATTTCGGAGTCTGTAAGCTCGTCTATCGATTCCCTTCCGAACATTTTCAATGCGGCTTGGTAGTAGGTGCTGTTTTTATAAAGAAGATTGTATATTATAGCTCTCTTTTCGGAAAGTGGCGTTTCACTCTTTTCTTCCTTCGATTTCTCTGCATCGGGATCTTCGCCTGTGGCTATCTTGTAGGCGTTCAACAAGGCGTATTTCCTTGCATAGGTGGAAGCTTTGCCAAAGCCCTTATCGCCAGAATCAAGCCCCCTTCCGAATGTCTCTATGTCGATATATTCAGAAGGGTTGTCTATATTGTAGATTCGGGTCGTCATCTTGACTATATCGACATATTTTATCGTTTCTATACCTTTATTTGCAACCCGTAGTATCTCACTTTTTACGAGTTCTTGTTTGAAAGGAACGCTCACGATACCATGTTTGGATTCTGCCTCTTTAACAGCTAGTGTAACGTCTTGGTCTCCTACCGCATTGTAGGCGTTTTTCCCTTCGCCGACAACCAATTTTTTTTCTATATTTTTTATTTCGTTGGCTACGGATTGTATCTTTTGGAATATGTTCTTTGTTTCCATCTCGTTTCTTTCTTTTTATACACCACATATCCTCCCGGACGGGCGGTGACAATGCTTGAATTATATGGAATTATAGTTTAAAACTCACATTTAATATTAGCTCTATCCTAGTTTTGCGAGTACCTCGGCGGGCGTGTTGGGATTCCTTGCCACTTCCCTGCGGACATCACTGTCGCTATCCTTTGCCAGTTCTGCGAGTGCCTCGGCGGGCGTGCTGGGATTACATGCTACATAATAGCGGACATCACAGTCGCTGTCCTTCGCCAGTTCTGCGAGTGCCTCGGCGGGCGTATTGGGATTCCTTGCCACAGTAATGCGGACATCACAGTCGCTATCCTTCGCTAGTTCTGCGAGTACCTCGGCGGGCGTGCTGGGATTACATGCTACATAATAGCGGACATTCCAGTTGCTATCCTTTGCCAGTTTTGCGAGTACATCAACGGGCGTGTTGGGATTACCTGCCACATTACTGCGGACATACCAGTCGCTATCCTTCGCCAGTTCTGCGAGCACATCAACGGGCGTATTTGGGTTTCTTGCCGCAGTAATGCGTACTTCAATGTCGCTACTTAAAATCTCGTTTTTAGTCATTGTGTTTCTTATTTATTTGTTTGATTATCATTAGCCTTGTATTTCTTATCAGCTTGCTGCTGCCCTGCAAGAGCCATCGAAGACAGTGCGAACAGGGATATGCTTATTACCAGTTGCCAAAGGTTGGTGTTGATGAGTGAAGCGACTACCCCGAATATCGAAGAAAGCATCAGCAGTATGGCGAGCAGGGTAAATAACTTGTAGAATATCATGACTGTTATATTTGGAATTTACCGTTAAACTCGAATTCTTCATTTCCGTATTCGTCGAATACGGTTACCGTGTATTCCGTATCGATGTAGCCTCTGCCGGAATGTGGCGTGAAATAGTCGCCATTGTCCCACTCTTTGTGATTGTATGCGTTGTAATGAATGCGGACATCGACGTATTTGTCTATCAAATCTATTTCATGGTCTATATCTTCGCCGAAATAGCGGTCGTTTATATTTTCTTTTATATGGTCGTCAAGAAAATTTTCTACCTCGCCTTGTATGGTTTCCAGTTTCTGAATATCGGATTTTACCATATCGATAGCCGTTTTGTAGATGTCCGTGGCATCGCACATGAGGTCTTCCCGGTATCGACGCATGCTTTCCCAGTCTTTCGGATCACAATCTTCAAGGTAGGATTTGGCTATTTCTTTCTCGTTCATCGATAGTATCTTGTTGGAGACCTCGTAATTTTCTACCCCGCCTCCCAGATAAAATTCCTTACATTTTAATTTGTAGGGAGAGTTGTCGTATTGGTAGTTGAAATCTTCTCGTGCCCGGTCGTATCGTTCCTCGATTGCCGACCGTGGGATAATACAGGTTGTGTTCATGTCGTTAAAGGTTATTTATACTGGCGAATTTGATTACATCGTAAGCATTACAATACCATCTTCCGTTTTGTCTATTTGACGGTTTCTTCTCTGCACGGATAGACCCATTACCAACTAGTTTAAATAGTCGGTCTCGGCTTCCTACTATTTTTTCAGCTTCCCGTTGACTAAATGTTTTGTCGTTTAGTACAATCTTTAAAATGGTTTCATTTAACATAGTTAATCATTGAAAAGGTTGTTATTATGTGCATACTGGATAAATTCGGATTTCTCATGAATCCCAAGTTTTCTGTAAACAGATTTGATATGATTTTTCACAGTATGAGGAGAGAGGTATAAAGAATCAGCAATATCATCATTGCTATTTCCATCATAGACAAGTTTCATAACTCTCATTTCAGCATCAGATAAGCTGCTATTAAATTGAGGATTACAAATAATGTCTTCATACTTACATTCACCTCTTAAAGGACATTGAACATGTTCAAAGCTTACTTTACCATTTTTATTTATGTCTTCGACAGTGCTATCAAGATTACCAAAATTGCATTTAGCAAAACGTCTAGCCATTAAATATTGATAATATGGGACGTTTTTAGAGCTTTTTATATAACACTCTGATAGCGCATTATAAGCATTTGGATATTGCTCTCTGACAATAGAAAGAATTTCATTTATAATCTCTGTGTCATTTTCAGAAATCCTTTTATTTTTTTTATCAGATGAAATACACCAAAGTTCATTTTCAAATATGTAAAACTCTAAATCTTTCATTGTTATGAATTTAATCCCAAAGGTGTTCTGGAGAAATACCGGTAATTTCTGATAATATTTGTACATGCTCTGGATTATTAGGCTTTATGCCATACTTAATCCAGTTATTAGCTGTGGTAAGAGTCACATTACATCTTTCGGCGATAGTGTTGATGAAATCTTTTTTTGGGTATGTCGGATCAGGTAAACTTTTGTAATAGCCTTTCAGTGTCATTATTTTACTTTTAGGCTTTAATGTGTTTGTCTTATTGTCACTTTCCATTATATTTGTAATGTTTAATTGGTTTGGTATTGCAAATATACTATTATTATAGCAATACTATACTACTATTATAGTTAATAATTATAAAATAATATACTATGATTATAGGTGAGCGACTGAAGGGTTTTTTAAAATACCATGATATTTCGGCAAAATCATTTGCCGAAATGATAGGTGTAACAGAAGGCATGGTGTATAAATACTATAAAATGGATAATGTTGATAGCCAAACCATTGAAAAGTGGGCCAATGTATTACGTATTCCTATTATGACATTTTTAGATGATAATACATACGAAAGGGCTACTCATAAAGCGACATCAGAAGATTTGGTAATGGCAAATGATAAAGATTATATTCATTTTCAAAATAGACGATTATTTGGCGATTTAGCTGGAAAATCAAGAGAATTGATTGAAGACGAATTTGAAAAAATAAAACCTAAAATAAGTTACACTATTGGTGTGCCTTATTATAATGTAGACTTTATTGGAGGCTTTGATTTAGTCATGAATGACCAAACTGTAAATCCAGAATATCTTATTAATTTCAAGAAGTACAACGAAGCTACATGTTGGTGCAATGTCACTGGACATTCAATGGAGCCCGAAATAACACATGGCGATATAATAGCTCTAAAGGAAATAGAGGATGCTTCTTTTCTACCTTATGGTGAGGTTTACGCTATTGTCACAACCAACAATATGAGAACTATAAAAAGGATAGGTCCTGCATCCAACCCAGATAGTTATTCTTTAATTCCAACAAACAGATCTCCTGAATACGGAATACAAGAACTACCGAAAAATATGATAAGACATGTATTCCATGTACTCGGATGTATGAAGCGATTATAAAAACAAATATGTAATCATCTATGGATTTCAAAGACTAAAATTTGAGTCATGAAAATTTCTAAAGAAGGAATCGCTATAACTAAACGTTTCTTTGAAGCTATTGATATGCTCAAAGCACAGAAACGCATTCGTGGGCTTAAAACATTCACGAGGAAGCACAATATAACTCGTACTAATATAGCAAATGTGAGAAAAAATCCAGATCGTAGTGTTTTGAAGCCCGAATGGATATATTATCTTGTTTATGATTATGGGATTTCATTGGAATGGATAATATTCGGAGAGGGGTCTATGTTTGAATAAATATTCTAAAACTTGTCTTTTGATGGTACATAATCATTTGCTTTTATCTGAAAATCAAATATTTATATATGTATTTGAAATCAGCTTCCCAAGCTGAGGGTCGCGAGTTCGAGTCTCGTTTGCCGCTCGATGAAAACGGTCTCTTGAATATTCAAGAGACCGTTTTCGTTTTTGTTATTTCTTCATTCTCACTTCATAGAGATCGTTGCGACGATCTTTGA